TTTCATGCAATACCTTTCCGTGTTTCTCTACAAACTGAAACATCACGAGAGTATTACCCTTTTGATCTAAAGCAAGTTTACTGATAAATTTATTACGAGGTTCATAGGTGACAATAAAGTCAAGTTCATCTTGATACTTTTTGTCTTTCATCATATTGCAAATATCACTATGGTATCTAAGTAATAATACAGAGATATCCAGATCAGCTAGTTGCTTAGATTCTTGAAGTTCTACCGTGCGTGTGACAGTAAATGTCGGACCAAACAAACCCTCCAAGACTAGTTTGTTAGTTTCTGTGCCGTCAAGCGTACCAGTCAGACCAAATCTATATTTGGCGTTGATACACTTGTCCATCATAGTAGTGAGTGACTTTGCTTTGAACAGGTGCACTTCGTCACCGAAGACTGAGTCAAACTGTTCAAACCATTCTTTGCCGAATTTGTAGATAGACTGCCACGTCGAGATAATGACACGCTTGTCTGTGACCTTTTCTTTGCCCGAGTAAATGCGATGACAGAATTCATCCACGTCATACCCGTAGTCTTCAAAGTCTTTGTACATCTGCTCGACCAGAGAAGTGGTCGGCACGATAATGAGAATTTTGCCGTTGGTTACTTCGTAGCAGTATCTAAGTAGATTATAGATAATAAATGACTTGCCGCTACCAGTGGGGCTAAGGAGTATACATCTGAGGTTCTCCACCCCATGAGCAATTGCTTTGTACTGATAGTCTCGTGGTTTATAAGGAGCATCAACCAGAGATAAAAACTCGACCAGAGCAGGATGGTCAATGTCGTCTTTGAACGAAGGAATGCCATAAGTCTCATGTTCTAGTATCTCTAGAGGATAAAATCTGTCTGCACAGAAACGACGCAAGTGAGTATACAGACCCACGTTCATCTGTTTACTTACGGTATTGTAAAGCTTTACTCTGCCGTCCCAAACTTTTCTTTTATATGCGGGCATGAACTTATACCCAGGAACAAAGAAGGAGAAATATTCTCTCAGTTCATTCTCTTGGGCAGGATGCGCTTCCACCATAAAGTGGGAGTGATCCTTCATGCGTATGCGTATCTTATTATCCACCGGACTCAAACTTTCTGTAATCAATCATGTTCTTTATGGTTGAATGCCTCCAACGGAGAACATTTAATATATCTTCAAGGGTATTTATCTGGGTCTTAAGTGCGACTATTTTGTCTTCAGATTTCTGAATCTCTGGATCTGACTCATAGTAGTAGTCCATCTCACCCTTAAGAATCTTGAGTCCGTTGAATGGGTCGGGTTCCCAACCCTTCTCCATGATCTCTTTCTGATCCATCTTACCGTTGTAGTATAACCACTTCTCTTTCAGTAAGATCTTCTGTGCGTTCTCTGCTCGTCGTAGTGACTGTTTGGTCACGTCTAAATACTCGCGATACTTAGAGTGCAAAAGAGGGGTTTGTCTTGATGTCTCATCTAGTTGATGTACAGGGATGTTAGAATCTTCACGCCACTCTTTATGAATGCCTTCTAAATTCAATGTCATTATGTATCCTAGGGTTCTATTAGCAACAGTATATTATACTACTTTAAGGTGATGTAGTCAATGCAATCTTGCCAATAATCTTCATTATGCCCCAAGACGTAACTCAAAGTCATACGATAACAGTTTGTTCTCGCTGCGTGATATACAACGTCGCCAGAACCATATGCACCGAAGTATCCCGCCTTTAGCTGCCACCCTTTTTTGTCTCTAACGGTGACGACTTCATTTGTTTTTGGGTCGACGTACTTGAACCACCCGTCACCTTTCTCAGACCAACTAAAGATCAGGTTGTGCGCCGCAGCATTTGCGTTGTTATGCCAACCAATATATCCACTTGGTGGGTAAAGCGAGGAAAGAACGCTTACTTGTAACCCAAGTTCCGTCTTCATTTTGTTGTCTAAATGACCCCAAGTCTTTGCATATTCTTCGGGGTGAGTTGATTGATAATGTTCGGGCTTGATAGCATAACATGATGCGCCTCTAGGAAACCCTTCATGACTCTCACCCATTGCGACTATTCGGTCTAATTCTTCATCACTTGTGTAATAGTCGGCTTGATTTGATTTCTCATCGCCGCCAAGCAAAACATTAGTTTTTTCCGGTTGATAAAGTTCACGATATGTGTACCGAAAGTCTTCTAACAGATCAAGGACTGATCTGTTCTTGATTTCATAAACTGAGAGAGACATATTTACTGATTATCTACCAGAATAATATCGAACGTTGCGGATACTTGTGTTTGTTGACCAGCAACAACATCAATCTTAATGTCATGTTTTTCAGGGACAACTAAAGGGACAGGATACTCAATATCTAGGCTTTGACCACCAGCGGCATTTAAATTTGCCTTGATTCGAAACACACCACCATTGGTAATTTCACGACAGAACAACCGATATGTCATGCGAGAGTTAGTTGACGCCTTGTCAGAACCCAAATCGATTCCCAAGATATAACCCGTCTTTCCGGCAGGAACTGTATATGTCGCCATTAACGTCTGTCCCAATCCAGCAAGAATCTTTGCAGCGAGGTCTCCGCCTTGATTGATTTCGATGTCGCTGGCGTTTGTAACGGTAGACATCTTCGCACGGAATACACGGGAGAACGTCAGGGTGCCTGTACTACCGATTGCAATAGTCTCACTCTGCAGATTGTAGTCTGCGTCTAGTCCGTCAACAATTACATCTTCACCCACTTCTGTCGCAGATGATACAGAAACCACACCAGCGTCTGGGTATGGGTATTCGACATCACCATTATTACCGTCCCATACGGTGCCTCCTGTTACATCGCCGTCTGTCGCACCAAACTTATTGACGTGACTATATCCAGAAATATCTCCTGCGGCGAGTGGAATGTTACTTGCTGCGCCCGACGTGTTGATAATGTTGCCGTCTTTATCGGCGATCATTACCACTTCGTGGATGTCATTGCGGTTGTTTAAATGTCTTCCTCGACCAACACTATATTGTGCCATAATAATCTCCTTAAATAATTTCGTATTCAGTAAACCTGAATGTCGCGTCAAAGTTTAAGTATGTAACATCTCCTGCGGTAGATGTCAATTCAATGTTTCCTACTTGCGTAGGAATACAATCTTTATATTTGATAGTCACATTAGAGTTATTGTGACTAGTGAGGACGATCACTTGAATGTCGTGATGTGTTGTTTCTTTTGTACCATACGTGATACCTTCCATCCAGTCTAGGACTTCTTTGTAGCATGTCATGTCTTCGTCTAGGATGAGGCTAATAGTTAGTTCGCCATAGTTGATAGTGTCTGGCGGCAAGGGCAGTCGCTGAACACGAGGAACTGCCATCTCAGCAGAAGTACCTGTAGCGCCTGGATGAGATACTGTGTGCGCAAAAAACTTTAAGTTGCCGAACGACCGTTCTATGATAACACAGAACCCTGTCGGTTGCAAAAAGTTTTTGTTAGGTGTTAGGTCCATGATATATCCTCTTAGTCACTTTATTTATACGCACAAAAAAGGGAGTCCGAAGACTCCCCAAAATGACTAGTAGACTAGTTCTTTTTATTATGCCTTGTCTAGGATGTTGTCTACACGGAAGATACGGTAGTACTGGTTAACACCCTTAGTTGCATCGATGTCGCTAGTTGGATCGGCAGTTACGAATGGGTTTGCGACCATGCCATAACGAGTCTTGAACCCGATACGTGGCTGGAAGTCGTTCTCACCAACTGCCTTGACCATCTGTAGTGGTACGTATGGGCAGTAGAACATACCTGCGTCATATGGGTTAGTACCCTTATAACCTACTGTTACGTAGTTGGTAGTTGCATATGGATCGATGAATACACGTAGGCGACCGTTTAGAGTACCTGCGAACGTGTTACCAGTGTCGTCGATTGACAATGAAGTGTTCATTGCTGGAGTGTAATCTAGCATGCCAGAAGCTGCAAGTGCAGTTGCAACGTCAGAAGAACATACTACGATGTTACCCTTACCGCGACGAGTTTCTTTCGCGATTACGTTTGCTTCACGATCTAGTTGTACAACAAGACCCTTGAACTTCTCTGCAGACCAACGACCATCAGCGTCTGTCGATAGATCGAAGACACCTGGAGCAGTGACGTTAGATGTCTGCGCACCTAGTTTTGCCTGAGTGTTGATTGTGCGGATGATTTCGCGGTTGATTTCAGCAAGAATCTCTGTAGACAGAATGTTTGCTAGTTCTGTCTCAGCGTCAAGACCGTGGATTGCCTTCAAGTCTTGTGCTAGTTCTAGTGAGTACTCTGCCTTCAATGCGCGTGACTTAGCAGTAACAGTCGCCTTGTCGATCGAGAAACCCATCTCTTGGAACTCAACGGTCGGTTCGCCGTTAACGGATGGACGACCTAGCCTTTCTGCTGAGTCTGTAGACATTGGACGGCCAGCAGCATCTAGTACACGACCAGTTCCTGGTAATGGATCGCCGTTAGCGTCACGTGCGCCTTCAAAACCAGACATGCCTGAACCATCTTCTGGTTGTGCTGGGCCTGAAACGTCGCCAGAGAAGCGAGAATCGACTTCGTTGAAGAATGTTTCGTCGCCACCCATACCGGTGTATCGTGACTTCATCGCGAAGATTAGACCAGTTGGACCTGCCATTGGCTGGACGCCACATAGGTCATATGCCATTAGGTTTGGCATTGCGCGACGTACTAGAGAGATCAATACTGGATCCCAGTTAGCTAGTGGAGATGCGCCACCGTGCTGGTGGTTAGTTGGTGTGTCTTCGGTTAGAAAACCTTGCATTGCACCACGCTCTTCCATCATAGCGCGTTCTTGGTTTTCTAGGATAGCAGCAGTGACTGCCTTCTTGTGGTGATCGGTAATTGCGCCAGCAGATTCTTCGTTTAGAACTGGTGACCACTTCTCGATCAATTGATCGTATGAATTGTTCATTTTTCTAATTCCTTATTTCTTAGAGGTTTTACGAAGAGCATTCAAGTAAACTTCCATCGATGACGAAACTTCTACTTCTTCTTGTTCAGTGTCTTCTGTTAGTGTGGATACTGACTCTTCAAGTTGCTCTGGGATTTCTTTTGAGAAGTATGATTCCTTGACAGTGTTTACTTTATTGATGAATGTGGATTCATCTTCAAAGTCAACATTGCCTAGAAGTTCAGATAACTTCTCTGCTTGTGTGTCTGCTAGGCCACGAGATGCTTCTGCGATAATAGTATTACGCTTGTAAGTCTCTAGTTCCTCAGCAAGTGAAATTGCGTCACCAGTAGTTGAGTTTAGTTTCTCTTCTAACTCAGATACTTGTTCTGCTAGTTCATCAACTAGGTCGACCTTGGACTCTGGAACTTCTACATATGACTCAACGAATAGGTCGCGCATACCGTTCATGAAACCTTCAGCGATTTCGGTACGTAGACCAGATTCGATTGCCAACTTGTTTTCTTCCATCCAAGTTTCAACAACGTAGTTTAGGTATGAATCAACCTTACCGACTAGGTCAGTTTTGATTGTTTCGACTTCTTCAGCAAGCTCTTCTGCGTACTGTTCCTCTAGACGAGTAACTTCTTCAGATAACTTAGTCTTGACCGCAGTCTCAAAAATGATTGCAGTCTTCTCCTTGAACTCTTCGGAAAGAGTCGCTTCACCTTCAACAATTGCAGATAGTTCTGCGCTTGTGTCTAGTTCTGCAACGTCTTCTAGGTCTACGCCTTCACATACTTTGTCGTATGCTGCCATAAGATCTTTCTTGTTCATCTTAGAAACAGTCTTATACATAGCGTTTACCATGCCAGCTTTTGTCTTTGGCTTTGGCGGGGCAACTTTTGAAGTTGCGTGAGCTGCCTTATCGACGGATGCAATTGACTCTGGTTCAGAGGTTGCGTTCGCGTCTGGCTTTCCTTTTGCTGCAGGAGCTTGTGCTTCTTCGAGAGTTTCCTCCACGATTTCGTTAGTTTCAATCTCGGTATCGCGGATTTCACTTTCTACTTGATTTAAATCAGTCATAGTGACTCCTTATAGTTTAGATTTGATTAACGAGAGGAAATTCTTGAATTCACGAATCTGCACTTCAGGTTGATGTGCGATAGGTGCTTGCTTAATTTCAGTCTCTATATCTTCAATGACTTGAGGCTCAAGAATTCCGTTATTCCAGACCCAGTCTACACCTTCCATAATCCCATTAACAAATGCTTCTGGTGCTGACGGATCTTGTACGATATCTACCGTATTAAGAATAAAATCATCTTTGACGTACATAACGCCGTTTCTGCTCTCAAGACTTCCCATTCCACGAGTTGACACACCTAGTTGAACACCACCTTCTAAGAGACCTTTCACAATCTTGCCCATTGGGGTATCCAATATTTGTGCCTTTCCAACCACATCATTGCCTTCAAAACGAAGATCAGTAATAAGGTGAGAAACTTTATCCAAGTTAACAGTCGGACCTTCAGGGTGATTGAGTTCCCCAACGGCACGCTTCTTGCTAACCTGATCTTTCACGTACGTGTCTACTGCCTTCTCCATAATTGGTTTAGGGTAAACACGACCGTTACGATTCTTTTTGTCTGCTTGCGCAAATACACCTTCAATGACGAAATTTTTATCACCATTCTCTTTGGCTTCAACGATGCATTGTAAATCGTTTTCTACGTATTCGCTTATCAGTTTCATTTTATTTTTCCTAAGTCCTTTAGGACTTGCTTCGCGGTTGACTCCGCTTCTTTTTGTGATTTAAAAGTATCGACCTTGTCGCCATCTATCGTCAACTCGAACCCTTTTGAGGCTTTTGTGATCACGACAGGATATCCGCCCATTTTCTTTTTGAAGACAGGTTTAGATGACTCTCTTAATTGTCGAAAATTTTTCATATCACTCTCTTTTCGTATTATTTATACAAAAAAATTTTTCTAATGAACTTTTTTAGTCAACTTCAATAAAGTCGTCTACCTCATCGAGATTTACGTCTTCGATTTCTTCTAATTCAGATGTGACTTCAGAGTCGTCTTCACCAAACTCTTCTGCTTCTGATCCGTATTCTACGTCATCAACGCCGTCTTCTTCAAAATCGTCAGCGTCATATGGATCTTCTCCGTTGAAGATTTGAGCTGCGACTGCGACTTTCTCTGCGTCAAGTGTATCTTGTACTTTGGCGCCTAGTGTATCCTGAAACAATTGATCCGCCGCATTGAAGTCCCCTCGTTGTAACGCATTGATAAGGTCAAGCGCGGGGTTAGACTCTGTTCCGAATTCTGTTTCTAGTTCTAGGTTTTCTGCTTCACTCATAATTTTCTCACTGTTCATTTTCATTTTCATTTTCATCACCGCCAGAAGCTTCTGTCTCGGTGTTGATTTGTTTAATCATCTCTTCGATGTCTTTCTCATCGAACATCATTACATTCTTCATAATCCATGTACGTGAGAAGTACTCGCCCACATACTGTGAAATTTGATCCATTGTCTGCAGACGTTCACGTAATAGTTCTGCGTCTTTCAGTTCTGAGAAGTGGTTGTCTCGATTATAGTCAACCTGTATCTCGTTTTTCCAAGAATCCCAATCTTGTTCTGTACAAATCCCTTTCAATAGGCACTGTTTCTTTAGAATGCCGATAAACAGATTTGCAAACTTCTGACGAAGACGATCGATAAACTTCTGGAACTTGACTTCGTCTCGTGTGATCTCGGTTGAACGTCCTAGGGAGAACTGTGCTTCTTGCTCTAGCCTGTTGATTGGTACGTTCAGTGAACGATATAACTTCTTTTGAAAATAAATGATGTCGTCGATCTGACCAAGATTTTCACCGCCTGGTAAAGTACTGATCTCTGTTCCTCGACCACCCTCACGACGTGGTAACCAGAAGTCCTCAAGCATAGACATATGCTTACGATCGTCTTTTATTTCGCCAGTGTTTGCATCATAGACAACCTTGTTGCGATAACGCGCCATGATGTCTTTGATATGTTGCTCCGATTTACCTTTAGGTAAGTTACCGACATCGATATAGAAGATGCGGCGTTCAGGTGCACGTGCCATACGATAGATGACCAAAGAGTCTTCCATCATACGTAATTGATTCATTGGCTTGATTGCTTTTTGCAAATAGGATAGGACACGCTTCTTTGATGTGTCCAGAAGACCTGAAGTAACATACGAAATAGATTCCGGCGTCAATTTGATACCATTGTTCGTCCCAGCCTTCTCTTGATACAGGTAAAACTCATTTACCTTGTCTACAAGTTTTGCGCCAGTTTTCGGATCTTTTTTGTATTTGACCTCTTTGACTTTGCGGACCTTAGTTGAATCGATAGGGCGAATCTCTAGAATACCCGACTTCAGGTTAGATTCGTTAACAACTAAGTGGTGGTACATTCTACCTTCTACATACCATGATCTGAAGATATCGTGTCCATGTTCTTCGAAGTTTAGCATACTAAGTATGCCGTTAAACTCCTCGGTTAGCGCCTTTTTGATTTTGTCGCTAGTTTCAACTTTGTCTAGATTGAGAGAGACTGAAGATTCTAGTTCTCCCGAGACAATAGACTCATTGATGATGTCTTCAATAGCAGCGTCGCACTCTGGATGTTCTGCCATCGCACGATATTTTCGGATGAGTTCTGATGTGTCTTTTGCGGCAGTTCCTTCAAGGTCAACATACTGACCGAAGTATGAACCAGAAGCAGTTACATAACCAGCGCCGTCCTCGTCGACGCGAGGAACAATAGAAGGTGCCTTGGGGTTCTCTTCTTGTTGTTTTGATGCTCGTTTCAGTTCAAAACCGAATGCCGATAGAATACTGTTGTTTGGTTCTGCCATATAGTCCTCTAAACAAAAATGGGGGTGGTGTTACCCACCCCATCACATTACTTATTATACCATTAACTTGTGGTATTTGACTCCCAATATTGAACTTGGAATTCTACTGTGAACTCTTCGATAGCGTCGTTAGTTTCATAGCTTAGTTCAATTGAAGAGATGTTAGTTGGAAAACAACCACGGAAGTTGTATGTCTTAACTACATCACCATCTTTATCTAGCTGATCTACAATTAAGTCTGCCTGATATGCAACTGGGTTAGTGATACCTACGTTCGCGCTGTGCGAGTTGATACCATTCATCCAACGTTCCATTGCGTTACGAACTTCGAAACCTACGTCATTGATGACTGTAACAGTCCATGGTTCGAAAGTACGATCGCCTGCGATCTTCAACTGACGTCCACGGAAAGGGACTTCGATAACGTTCATTACAGATGCAGGCAACTGTGCGCCTTTACACATGAATGAAGTTAGTTCTGCATCGCCACCAGCGTATGCTGGAAAGTTGACTGTTGCACGGAACAGATTAGGACGAGCGCCACCACCACGGATTTTTGCTTTAAAATCATCTACTCTTAGTGACATGATTATACTCCTGATGTTCCGACAACTTCTTCAAAGTTAACACCAGATCTAACTGCTACGAAGTTTAGAGTTACGTAGTTGATAGATCGTGCTGGTTTGATGAAGCAAGATGCGACGAATTCGTTGCGATCAATAACTTCTGACGTGTTGTTTGTTGTGTCACAAACAAGACGGAAGTCGGTGATACCGCGACGACCCTGAATTTCACGTAGGAATGGTTCTACGATATTGACGAACTCTGCACGAGTAAACTCATCGTTGAACTCAAACATAACGTTTTGTGCTGCTTCTGCAATCGCACGTTCAATGACTAGGAATAGTCGGCGAACGTTGATGCGGTCAAACGCAGATGGACGTGATAGGTGAGTCTTGTCGCCGTAAAGCATAATGCCTTGGCCAGGGAAGCTAACGATAGGGTTAACGCCTGCCTTGTATAGTGCGTCACGTTGAGACTTAGATGGGTTGATTGCAATATCAGTGACACCCAAGTATTGACCACGACGTGAACCTGCTGGTGAGAACCAAGGAGCAGAAGCAGCGTCTGTTGCTGCCATAACACCCGCAGTAGAAGATGCTGCTGGAAGCGTGATGTATACGTCATTATACTTGTCGTAAACCTTCAACCAGTTACCATCGACAACTAGGTACGATGAATTCTGATTTAGTGCTGCGGCGTGATCAAGAACATCTTGAGCGGTTGTAGGGGCAGTAGTCGATGAAACGACCGCAACACAGTCTTTACGTTGTTCTGCAATACTAACCAATTCTACTTGAACAGCGAGCGCTTTTTCTTTTTCTTCAGGGGTACTTGTTTTGTGAACTGGCGGAACCAAGAAGTCGATCTGAATTGTATCTTTATCAGCAAATAGACCGTATGCAGTAACAAAGTTTGGTGAAGTGCCGTTGGATCCACCGATTAGAGTGTAATCTGCCTTTGCAGGTAGACCGTCAATTTCGACCCAAGAAGAACCTGCATTAATGACATCTACAATATAGTTAGTAGATCCATTAGCTAGTTTTGCTGTTGGGCTTGTTGATACATACTCATACGTTTCAAGTACAGATTCTTCATCAGAACCCTTTTTGAAAATAACAACGACGTGTCTCTCATTACCTTCCGGTGCTGAAGAGAAAAGATCTTGATATTCCCAAGGATTAGGTGGGTTAACCATCACAGGAACTTCCTGTGTGACAGGTTCGCCGTCTGAATCTACGGCAGGCGTGCCATCCGATTCAAGTACAGGAACAGTGTTAAAAATAGGTAGACCGTCTGAATCTCTAGCTTGAACTAGAGTGTCTGAAGTATCTACCCAGTGATCAGCGTCACAAACGTGAACTGAAACTAAGTTACCTAGTTCGCCTGGATATTTTGCAGAAAATACGCCGTCATCTGCTGTGTTAGAATCATTATCTACACGAACAACAAACGCGCTTGAAGAGTATTTTAGGAATTGCGCGACTGATAAAAAGTCTGCCGCATTGCTTCCTGATAAAGGAGTCCCGAAAGTTGACGCAAGTTCTGATTCGTTGCCGACAAGAACTGGCGTGTTTACAGGGCCCCAACCGAAGTCACCGACAAAGGCACCCGTTGAAGATGTGACTGCAGGGACAATCCCTGATAAGTCGATCTCACGGACACGTACTGCTGGCGACTCTGAAAATTTAAGAGCCATAATAGTTTCCTTTTGTTAAGGTATAATAAGAGATCATAATACGAGATAATTCTATCAATGTATCTATTTATAATATAGCGTTTTTCACCACAAATCGTCCTCTGCGGTGCGATCTGGCAGCTGCCACCCAAATCCTGGATGTAGCGCTTCTGCTTCTGGGACGAAGTCTCGTCCGTCGTCTATTATACCAAATGGCAGTATGTCGTCCTCTATTTCCTTCATTCGTTGTTCAAACAACATAGACTTCAAGTCTACATCATATAGGTCGCCGAATGACTGTGTGCTCAAATAGTAACCAAACATTACCAAGTTCATCATTAAGTCGTCGTGGTTGCCATCACTCGCCTCGTACGACTGCCCCTTAGAAACAAACGTAGATATCTCCATGATCGTGTTTTCGTCTACGACTTCTAGTTTACCTGTTTCTAAAATGTCTTTGATCCCCGAACAACCTATGCGTTTGGTTTTTCTGTTCATCATGACACCAATGGCGTCAGATTTTATTGCGGATTCTAGGTGTATATTCTCATACTCTAGATCCTGATAGAGACCCTGACAAACCAACACGCCAGCATCATTATTCTCGATAATCACATATGCTTCATTATAAAGAGTCCCATACTTATAAATAATGTTCGGGTAGAGTATTGGAGAAATAGAATTGTTTCGATATACACATACTTGTTTGAATGGCCTTTGTGATACATCGATTACCGTAAATGTCGAGTAGTCCTGTCCTCTACCCTTACTAACATCCACAGTCATGATGTACATGTGACCTTCTATCGGTTCTTCGTATATCAGCAGACTCCCGCCCTCATGGTGCGACAAAGGTGCACGTGACCTCAAGTCTAACAACACTTGACCTTCGATCAGTGTGTTGCCTGTACCAAAAAACGTATTTCCAAATTCTTGGTCGAACTGCAAACTAGACGTGTTTGCAATCGTCTGTTCTTTCCATTTCTCATCACGTCCTGGGACGTCCCACCAATCCACGCGGAATGGTTTGTATTCGTTCACGCCTTGCACGGCACCTTCCCAGATCTTGTGATAGGTATTGCCGATACCGTTGGCGGTACTTGTTATGATAACTTTTGTTTCTTTACCAGATGATATTACTGGGTATGTGGACGTGTAAAACTCGGCAGCGTTTTCAACAAACGCAAACTCATCTAGGAATAGAAGGTTTACCGACATACCACGAATAGATGATCCGGATGTCGCTGCAGCAATGATGCGAGAGTTATTGGATAGTTCTATAGAACCTTTGTTGAGTGCTTTACACCCTGGCTGAAGAAAGAACGGCAGGTTCTCTAACATAAGTGTGACACGAGCTAACATCTCACGTGCGGTCATACCTTTGTTCGCGAGGATTGCGATAGTTTTCTCTGGATGAAATAACGCATACCACAATAGATACCCGACCGAACTAATCGACTTACCGGACTGACGACATGCCAACACGATGTTGAATCGGTTGTTGTTGAAGTGTTCGAACATCTTTTCCTGATAAGGATAGAGCTTGAACGGCACAAGACCTTTATCTAAGTGAATAACCTTGACGTATTTTCGACAGAAATACGCGGGGTCTTTCATGCATCTTTTATACTCACGCAGCTTCTTGGCGTCCCATTCTTCTGCGACACCATCTCTTTTTACATTAGGGTTTCCGAGGTAAGATTCTTTTGTATAACTACTCATCGTCGTCGTGGTCTATAGTTTTTTCATCACCCATCAGCATACGCTGTAATTCTGTAGTAGACCCGACAAATAGATTATTATTAGTAGTTTTTGCTTCGGCAGGTTTGTCTTCTTTCTGAAGTTCTTTCTGTTTCTTATTGAGGTCCATCAGCTTGTCATTGACATCAGCGATCCCCTTGATCATGCCCGACAGAACTTCAAACGCACGAGGGTGTTCACTCTCGCGTGCGACTTCTATCATGAGTTCTAGAGACTCGCGCCCCTTTTCAATTAGATCATAGTAAGTGTCACGAGAATACTCATAGTCTTGCTCGTGTACGAAGTTTTTCTTCTGTTCTTCGTCAAAAAGACCAGGCGGTTTACGATTGTCTCTCATCACTTATCACCAAGTTAAAACCATAATCACTGTCTGGAGTCACATCGATCGGGTCCGGAGTCACCGTCAATAGTTCCGCAAACTCATTTTCAGCAGTATTTAGGTCGATATTAACTTCGCGAATAACTGGACCAGACTGCACAGGACCATAGAAGTTCATTTTCATATCAAACGATAGAGTGTAGATAATTGTTCGTCTCTGCTCAATCGCACCTTCGAAGTCATCCGACAAATTGACACCGACAAGCGTTACAGGAACGTCTTCTTTGATATCAGGTTCGTCTGTAAATGGTTTGACTGTCAACGTGTATTGCGGCGCGAAGTATGGCACGACTTGTTCTACGACTTGTAAGGCGTCATCCTGAGATTTTGCATACACGTGAAGTTCAAAACTAATCGTATACGGTACGCCGACATATCTGCGAAATTGAGAGTCGTCGTTAGATGTGACGTAACTATTGATCTTAGGAAGTTGTCGAGTCGGGTCATATACGATTGAGACGATCTCAAACGACATCCTAGGAAGTTTAAGTGCGACCCTACGTTCTGCTTCTTCTCCGTTCGTCATCTCCTCCAGACGTTCTATGAACGACCTAGCGGGTGCATATGACAGAGGCACCTTCACTTGAGATAATACTTTACCGCTTGAAGCAGTGCGTAGTATATTGATATTGTCAAACATAGAACCAAACAGTGCAACGCAAGTGCGCACACGTTTGTGATAGAAGTGTCCGCCCATCATGGTATTAGATCTCCAAACGGATTTGACTCTGTGAAGTCTAGGAAGTCTTCTGCGAAGTCATCAAAGGTGCGTTTCTGTGCCAAACGATCAATCTCGTTGATTCCCTCCTCTTCAGAGATAGGTATCAATGATGCGTTCTCGCCAATAACAGGTCTGTCTGTTGCCCACTCGTGATACTTGCCGTCTGTGCCGCCTGTGTGTGCAATCTTGAGGACACGTGTGTCGTGATTCCAAGAAGTGACTTCACCCTCAAGGCGGAAGTCATCAAACTCTTGATAAACATCTTCACCGACAAGATAATAGATTTCGCGACCCATGCCTTCGTCTGGCATTTTGAGTTCGTATTGGAACGCGCCCTCGACTTCAACGTTATCGATCCCAGGAATGCCGGTATCGAAGTCTTCGTCTGAGAACTCGAATAACTCGCATTGCATACGGAACAGAGGTAGTTGAGACAGTTGATAGAAAGGAGACTCGGTCTCTACTTTCATAACTTGGAATAATGATTCGGATAACGGCAAGTATATAACGTCGCCTTCACGTGGACGGAATTGTGCGTCTGAAAGACGATCACCAATCAAGTGTTTCCATCTACGACGTGCGATAACAAACGTTGCCTGATCTCGTAATTCGATACCGAACTTAGTGAAAAGATCCCCCTCGCCTTCGAAACCTTCTGCGTTCTCAATATACACTTCTACTTTATATGCGTCTGAGAACTGAGACTGGATGCTGTCAAGGAAGATATCCTCTGACGCCACAATCTCGCGAGGCAGATAGTAGACGTCCTGACCATACATCTGAATTGACTCGATGATCAAATCTTCATATAAGTCTTGTTCTGGACGATACTTCTGTGAAAAATATGGGTTAGTAGCCATAACTTACCCCATGAAGAAAATTGGACCTTCGTCCTCTTCTTCTCTAAATTTAGTCATAATACGTTCAATGTCTTGTAGTGCATCTTCATAGATCTGACGAGCGTTGACTGTAGTGCCGCCTGGTAATACCATACCGTCAAACTTGATCAGGTTGAGACCCCACTGCCTCTTGATCAATGCAGTAGCGTATTCTTTTACAAACTTGTGGTTCCATAGTGAGTTGTATTCGTTCACTGAGTCGTCTGGGTTTCGAATGCCGTAAACCTCAAAGACGACATAATCACCTTCTTTCATATTGTGTTTTGAGATATGTAGATTGACACGGTTGTATTGTCTGTCGAATGTAATCTGTGGCGTGCCCACTAGTTTCATATCAAGTAACGAAAGGTGTTGTTGCATAGATTCGTAGTGTGCAAGGTCCGCCATATAACCACCACCACTTGTAAAGTCTGTGACGGTAAACTTGACTAGTTGCCATGCATCACTAAACCAACCCGACTGAGTAGCGGTCCATGACATTGGTAACATTCGCACAACCGCAGATAGATCTAAGTCATCCGCGAAATCAATATACTTGTTTTCAATATCTTGCGTAGTTAGTTGATGCTTAAGGTAGTAACGGCGAGAACCGTCTGGGTGATGTTCACGAAACCACTGTAACGCTTCATCTATGCGGTCATCCAATTGCTCTTCGTCAATGTTTATCTCAACGACAGGGTGACCTAACGCCCTCAAGCAATAATCTATCAATTCATCTCGGTCAGTAGAATACATGTTAGTGTCCAATAAAGAGTATTTCTATTTATACTCTATTTATACAAATATAAAAAAAGGGGACCGAAGCCCCCTTTCTTATTCACTAATCTTAGATTAGTTGACTAGAGTACCAGCAACGTTATAAACGTTGATACGGTAGTAAGTACCTTCCTGACCATCTAGTTTGTCAGCGTCATCTGAAGCAACAGACTCAGCAACACGTAGCGAAGACTCAGCTTCTGCCTCATCAACTGCAATTTCACCAGTTGTTGTGTTGTAAGTGATACATAGACCACCTGTCAAACATGCCTTAGCACGTGCATCTGTGAAGTACTTGTTAGTTGAACCTTCAGCAAGATCGTCTGTGTCTAGCGCGATCTTAGTCCATGCAGAACCGTTGTAAGTCTCCCAATGATCTGAAGTCTCGTTCCAACGAAGTTGAACAGCAGATGCATCTCCGCGCATAATGCGAATACCAGCATTTTCACTTGGACTACCTGAAGTTAGGTTAGAGTTCAAGTCAATGATGTTATCTGCTAGCGAGATAGTTTCACTGTTGACTGTAGTGGTTGTGCCTGAGACAGTTAGGTTACCAGAGATGATAACATCGTCTGCAAAAGTCTTACCGCCTGAGATAGTAGCTTCTGCGATACGATCATCTACATACAGTTTAGTAGCGGCATCTGCGTCCATAGATGGAGCGCCTAGTCCACTTACAGTGTTAGTCTGCATGTCGATGTCGCCACCGAACTTAGTTGCAGCACCGCCAACTGTTGAGATTGTCTTACCTACAGATACGACCATGTCTGACTTAACTTGGACTGACTCGGAAGCAGCGTCGATTGAGATACCACCTGAACCAGTTGACTGTACATTCAACCCACCAGTACCAGTTGTTTGAACTGTCATGTTCTGGTCTGGATCTGCATTAATCGTGATCGTACCAGAGTTATCTTCGATAACCTTCTGACCACCGATGTATAGAGATCCTGGACCGATGTAAACATCTTTCCATACCTTATCTGGAGAACCTAGCGTATACATGTTGTCGTCTGACGGTACTAAGTTTTGCGAGATCGCAGAACCGTCTAGGGCAACTGTGTGTGTTAGGTTATCAACCGAGATGCCGTCGCCAGCAACTAGAGTAGTTGAAGAAATGATATCTGAAGCAAGTGCCGCATCAGCAGCGTTACGTTGAGTTGCTTCTTCACTATCCGCAAGGATACGAGCGGCTTCTTCGTCGTCGATCTTCCCCTGCAGCTCATTCTGAAGTGCCGCATCAGCAGCGTTACGTTGAGTTGCTTCTTCAGTGTCTGCAAGAGTACGGGCTGAAGTTTCTGCCGCAAGTGCCGCAGTCAGATCACTGTCACCAGCGATACGTGCTGCTGTTTCAGTTGATAGGTCAGTACCTGTTGAAGATGTCAGCGCGTCGATATTGCTCTGTAGAACACCTTCTGCTGTAGTTGCACGAGTAACTTCTGCAGAAAGACCAGTTGAGTTAGCAGTGATTACTGCCTGTAGATCTGAATCAGCATCTTCAAATGCCGCAACAAGTTCAACGATTGTGTCTAGTGATTCACCAGCACCGTTCAAGATTGCGTCAACACGACCACTTACTACGTCAACAGATGCCTGTACAGTTGCATCACCAGCAATACGTGCCGCAGTTTCAGTCGCTAAGTCAGAACTTGAAGTGGACGACGCCGCATCAACGTATGCCTTAGTTGCCGCATCTTGTGCCGCAGTTGGATCAGCCATGTTGGTAACTTTGTTACTGTCCATGTCAACTTCAGCAGCCATCTGGATGTTAGATGAACCTGAAGATGTGCTGATTCCAGAAGTACGTGCGTTTGCAGCAGCAATTGCCGCCGCGTTAGCTGCGATGTCTGTGTCGTTCGAAGTTACTTGACTTTGTAGGTCAGCAACGTCTGTTGGTGTTGCAACACCGTTCGTTAGAGTAGTGTTGATTGTTGCGATATCCGCAGCGTTCTGAGCAACAGAACCTGTTAGGGTGCCGTCCGCATTTTCAAATGCCGCAACGATTTCTTGTAGGGTGTCCAGAGTCTCTGGAGAAGTACCCAAAATTGCACTCACTTGTGCTTGTAGATCTGCGATGTCAGAAGAAGTCAGACCTGCAACAGCATCGGCAATAGCAGCAGGAACAACTTTACCGTCTGCACCGATTACAACAACGTCATCGATAGAAAGTCCACCACCGTGGATATCGGCTCCGTTCTGTATTCTAAATTTCTTATTTGTAGACATTTTTGTTTACCTTTTAGAATTTTGATTTAGGGGGAGAGCTGATCCCTCCCCCGACTATTGTAAAGTTGTTATTACGCATCAACGTAAGTTACTGAAACAGAAACAACAGCACCAGCAGATTCAGCAGTGTACAATAGTTCAACACTTGAACCGTTGACTTGTACGTCTGTATCACCTAGTAGTGAAGATCCTGTGAATACGATGCCGTATTCTACGATTGATGCAGATGTTCCGTCGTGGACAACTAGACATTCGCGAGTCTCAAACTCACCACCATTCTCCACAGTAACGATGTACTTAGCAGAACGATATGTTTCTTTGTTGAATGCCGAGACAACTGTTGCAGATGTTCCTGCAATGATGTCGTTACCCTGCTCGAAGACCTTGATGTTATCAGCAAGAGTCTCAAGACCAACAGACTTAGGATCTAGTACACCAACTGAGTTAGTGGACTGAGCAATCACAACCGCTTGCGTGCCAACTGGGATCGCACTGTTAAATGTGATCTGCTGGTTAGCTGCATCGATAGAGTAGTGAGTACCTGGATCCTGAATAACACCACCAACGAATACAATCGCGTTTTGATCTTGCGTGTAGAAGTTCAATGCGAATGTAGTCTGCGCACCGTCACCAGCCATTGTCTGACGCTGTGCGTTGTTGAATGCCAACTGAGTTGGATCCTGTAGAGTCATTCCGTCTAGAGTGTTGTTTACACGTAGAACGTAACCGTTCTTACCGTCATACTCTGTATCGGTTACATCTGCAAGTTCTAGTAGAGTCTTAGCAGTGTCGATTGAGATGACACCAGTTGAAGGATCATAAGATGCCTTACCTGCGCCGTCAACGTCTGTCAAAGATACTGAAGAACGTGCACGTGCTTCTGTAAAGTATAGGTTAGAACCTTCTGCGACATCGTCAGTAGAGAACTGTGAGATGTGTTGTGCAGCAAGACCTGCGTCCAACTGACCTTTGTTGACTGCATCAGCAGCGTCTGTACCATTTGCAACACCAGAAACTTTGTTTCCGCCCATTGCTAGGTCGCCAGTCATTGAATCGCCAGACTTTGATACTTTACCGTCGATCTGAGTTTGTAGACCAGCGTCAGCAGCAGCGAACTCTGCACGGATTAGACCGTCCTGAGTTGCACGGATAGTTGCTTCGTCTACAAGACCTTGTGCGTTAGTTGCGATATCAGTTTGGTTCTGAGCAACTAGTGCAGATAGATCACCATCAGCACCTTGGAATGCCGCAACGATCTCTGTTAGAGAATCTAGTGCTGCACTATCAGTGTTTGAAGTGATGAAGTCGATCTGACTTTGTAGTGATGTCTCAACACCTTGCGCACGAGTTGATTCGTCTGAGATTGAAACCGCGTTCGCAGCAATCAATACGCCATTAGCAACTTCTGCCGCAGTAGCACGAGCAACTTCAGCTGCTAGTGAATCACGGATATCAGAATCTTCTGCCGTACGAGTTGCAACTTCTGCGTCAATCTGTGACTGCAAGTTGTTGATACCTGAGTTACGAGTATTGTCAACTGCCTTAATAGCAGCGTCCAACTTCGCGTCTGCGTCTGCTAGAGAAGTAGATGCATTCAGGTAGTTAGTTGATGTTGGAGTGACGTAAGTACCGTCAGTTGCAAGACCTGCACCCAACTGTGTAGCAGACATCTCTGTTTCTAGTACAGTAGTACGAGAATCTAGAGCGTTGTCAGCAGCAGCACGAGTATTTGCTTCTGTGGTGATCTTACCGTCTAGGACGTCATCTGCGTTTTCACGTAGAGTTGCTTCGTTAGCAACGATTCCGTCCGCGTAAGTCTTAGCGGCAACTTCAGCATCATCTGCTTCGTTTTCTGCGTAAGTCTGTGCAGATGCAAGAACGACTGCGTCACGAGCAACATAGTCTGCTTGATCAACTGTACGATCAGCAGCTAGATCAATACGGATTTGACTATCAGCGGCGATACGAGCAGCAATTTCAGCAACAAGTGCGTCTGAGTCTGCGTCAGCACGTGCGACAGCAGCCGCAAGACCAGCAGTGTTTACGTCAGTCTCTGCGTGTACTTCGTTGATCGCACCGTTGACTGTTTGTGCAGTAGTGTCTAGTGCTTCAGATGAAGTTCCGATAACAGCTTCTAGTGCGTCGATATCTGCTTCGTTGACAGTTAGACGACCTGCTTGTAGACCTTGTTCTGTCTCTAGTGCAGTTGCACGAGTCTCTAGAGAAGTTGCGCGTCCTTCGACTGCATCCATCTCTGTTTCTAGGGTGGAAACGCGACCTGTGTTAGAGTCTGCTTGAGTGTGTAACTCGTTAACAGCAGCAGTTACGTTGTTCGCAACAGTTGCTAGAGTAGAAGTACCCATCTGACTCTGTAGAGTGTCGACATGACCTTCTTCAGTAGTCATACGACCTTCTAGTGAAGTTGCGCGACCTTCGACTGCATCCATTTCTGATTGCAGTGTATCGATCTCACCTTCAGCAGTAGTTACGCGACCTTCTAGTGAAGTTAGATCAGCAGCTTCGCCGTCTAGTTCAGCGTGTAGTTCGTTAACAGCAGCAGATAGATCAGTTGCAACAGTTGCTAGGGTAGCAGTTCCGACCTTAGTTTCTAGGTCGTCGATGTCACCTTCGTTTACAGTTGCGCGACCTTCAAGAGCGGTTGCACGTGCTTCGACGGCATCCATATCTGCTTGTAGTTCGTCAACGTTTGCTTCTTCTGTAGTTACACGATTTTCTAGCGCAGTTAGATCAGCAGCTTCGCCATCTAGTTCTGCGTGTAGTTCGTTAATCGCGTCAGAAACGTTTGTTGCGACCGTGTGTAGAAGTGCAGAACCCTGCTTAGTTTCTAGGGCAGTAGCACGACCTTCAACGCCACTCAAACGAGTGTTTTGGACGATTTGATCTGAATCAATATCGTTTGCGCGTCCTTCAAGGACAGTAGCGCGAGATTCAACATCTGTTGCACGTACTTCTAGTGCAACGATATCGGTTTCAGCAGTAGTTAGTCGACCTGAGTTATTAGTAATAACTGCTTGTAGGTCACTGTCTGCGGTTTCGAATGCAGCAACGATTTCTTGTAGTGTGTCCAGAGTTTCTGGTGATGTACCGATGATTGCATCAACACGTCCAGTAACTGTATCTACGTCTGTACGTAGACCACCTTCAACACCAGTAGCACGAACAATTTCTGCGTCCAACTGGTTCTGTAGGTCTGTAACGTCACCTGCTTGTAGGTTTTGTAGAGCAAGGATATCAGAGTCGTGTGCAGTAACCTGCGCCTGTACACTATCTACGTCAGTACGTAGACCAGCTTCGATACCAGTTGCACGTGCAACCTCTGCATCGATGTTAGACTGTAGGACGCCTTCAGCGGCAGTCGCACGGTTAACTTCAGCAGTGATCTGTGCTTGGTTATCGTTGTGATCAGATGCCTGTAGGATCTGAAGTGCAAGGATGTCTGAATCGTTCGCAGTGATTTGTGCTTGGTTCGCATCAACATCGGTACGTAGACCAGCTTCAACACCTGTCGCACGAGTAGTTTCAGCCGCAATTGCGTCTGCGTTAACTACTTCAGCAGCAGTTGCACGAATAACTTCCGCGTCTAACTGAGCTTGTAGATCATCAACATCGTTACCTACTAAGTTTTGTAGAGCAGCGATATCTGAATCGTTTGCAGTAATTTGAGCTTGATTCGAATCAACGTCTGAACGAAGACCTGCCTCAACACCTGAAGCACGTACAACTTCTGCAAGAATCGATGCTTGTAGATCGGAATCTGCTTCGTTGAAGTCTGCTTCTACATCATCCAAACGAGTGCTTAGTGCAGATTCTGCAGCCTGAGCACGTGCTACTTCAACAGTGATTCGACCACGTTCTGTAGAGATGTCTGAGATGTTAGTGTTGATCTGAGTCTGTAGAGAAGATTCAACGCCTTGTGCGCGATTCTGCTCTGTAACAATTGCCGCAGCGTTAGTTGCTTCTACGCCAGTAGCGCGAGTAACTTCTGCGGTGATCTGTGCTTGTAGATCATCAACTTCGATTGTTGTATTAGCGTTTAGTGCGTCGACCTGCGCTTGTAGGTCTGAGTCACCAGATGCACGAGCAACTTCTTCTGCGCGTAGATCGATTTCGTTTTGAGCAGCTAGTGCCTCAACGTCATCCATCTCACCTTCTAGTACTGTTGTACGTAGAGATAGTGCGGTGTCAGCAGCGATACGAGCAGCTTCTTCTGCAGATACGACCGTGTTTGCGTGTGCAATAGATTGAGACTTAGCAGTTGCGATACGGTCAGTGATTGTGTTGCCACCAGTACCGTTTACAGTTGCGTCACCGATTAGGGCAGCATCTTGCGCATCAGCGTGTGCGATTGCAACAGCTTGGTGTGCGTCTGCTTCTTGATCAGTGTATGCTTTTGCTTCAGCAAGAACGTCGTCTTTCTCAACCTGAATGTCAACATTGATTTGGTCAATCTGTGACTGTAGACCAGTGTCAGCAGTTGCACGACTTGACGCTTCTGTATCAATATTGCTTTGTAGTGTTGCTTCTGCCGCTTCTGCGCGATTCTTTTCTACTGAAATTGCAGTAGTGTTAGATGCGATAAGAGCAGACATATCTGAATCAGATGCCTGATATGCACTGACGATTTCTGTCAATGAATCTAGAGCAGCTGGATCAGTGTTAGAGGTGATGAAGTCAACCTGTGATTGTAGGTTTGCTTCAGCAGCAGTTGCACGAACTTCTTCTGCATCGATGTTACCTTGTAGGACACCTTCTTCAGCAGTAGCACGAGCGATTTCTGCATCAACGCGAGCGTTTAGATCAGAGTCACCTGCGATACGTGCAGCATTCTCGATTGCAACTGAGTTACTTGATTCAGTGATTGCTTCTGCTTTCGCAGTTGCGATACGATCAGTTACAGTGTTATTTGCTGTACCGTCAACAGTTGCATCGCCAATCATTAGTGCGTCTTGTGCTTCAGCATGCGCTTTAGCAGCAGCTTCTGCCGCAACAATATCTGCACCTAGGTCAGTACGAACTTGGTTATCTGCAACAGCACGTGCAGCGATTTCGTCTTGAATAGACTGTGCGTTTGCCGCTTCTGCGCCAGTAGCACGAGTAACTTCATCGGTGATTCGTATGGTGTTTGCGGCTTCAGCAGCAGTTGCACGAGAGATTTCAGCAGCAAGACCTGATTCTAGATCGTCTACATTACCTTCTTCTGTAGTCAAACGAGCAGATAATGCGTTGTCCGCCGCGATACGTGCAGTTTCTTCTGCGCCAATTAGACCAGCAAGTGAAGTTTCTGCTGATATTGCGCGTGAGATCTCTGTAGTAACGCGATCATCAATTGCTTGTTCTGCTTGAGTTGCGCGAGTAACTTCTGCAGTGATTGCCGAAGCGTTTGCAATGATAGAAGCAGACAGTACGTCATCCGCGTCTTCGAACGCTGCGATGATTTCTGCGAATGAATCTAGTGCATCTGAATCAGTGTTGTTTAGTACTAGATCGATACGAGAAGACAACGCCGCGTCTGCTGATTGATATGCAGATTCGATTGCGTTTTCGCGTAGGACAGCACGTGTATTCTCTGCGTCGATGTTAGATTGTAGTACAACATCAGCAGCGAGACGAGCACTTGCTTCTGCGTCGATGTTAGACTGTAGTAGTGATTCTGCGGCGAGTGCGCGATTAGACTCTACTAGTACGTCAGCGTCAATTTGTGCTGCAACATCTGCGTTTGCACGAGATGATGTGTAGTAAAGGTTACTTCCTTCTGCTAGATCGTCCGTTGAGAACGAAGAGAAGAACGCATCTGCACCAATCTTTTTCAGTGAGTCAGTACCTACGTCATAAAGTAGGGTGAAACACTGAGCTGGGTCTACCATACCCGTTAGAGTTGATTGTCCCTGAACCGCACTTTCGTCAAGTTTGGTATTGATTACCGCCTTGTCCGCTAATGCTGGGGATTTAATCTGCCTAAATGCCATTAGGTTATCTCCTAAGTTAGTGTTATTGGATTTGAGGATATAATTAAACGTTTAATAATATACTAACGAAATTTAATGTAGATGTCCGTTCCTTGCGGAGGGATCTCAAAAAACTGTATAGTATTACCGATGGTTTCATAGACTTCTTCAGGATGCTGAAGAACATCATTCACCCACACATCAATTAAGTCATCACGAACTGGGGTACCATTCAGAGTAAAGAGTGCTGTATCTCCTGGAGCGATAAATGCTTGTGCTTCAGGAATAATAGTATCTTTATTAGTTGATGAAGAGGTGCCTTCGATAAGATCAAATATCTGGGTTTCCTGACCTGGAGTTGCAGATACTTGATCCTGCTTTTGTTTGGCCAAGTTGAAAAGACTTTCGGCAAGTACCCTGTTGAAGGACTTATTATTGATCATATCTCGGAATACTAAGAGTGGTTAATATACTGTTTTTATTTATACTAAAAACGAGTTTAACCAGTAGTTATTTTTTATTACTGCCTGAACTGTAATAGTTCTTGCAATAACTCCGTAACTTCTTGTAGGTCACTATCTAGATTATTGATTCTAGTATGTAATGCATCTACTTCAATTTGTGTAGCGACACTTTGTCCATTCAGTGTATAGTTACCAAGAAGCTGAACTCCCGCGTCGTCCATAATAAGTCTGTCATCATTCTGGTGCTGTATCTTAAACTGACTATCATTAAACCCTAAGTGCTTAATAATAGTATCAGTACCATTATGATAAAAACGAGTTTCTTCGTTGGTGCCTACGATAAAGGCAAAGTGATCATCTATGATGAGGTCGTTTCCAAAAGAAACGCCAGTTGAATTGTAGGCGGCAACTTGTACAACTTGTTCTGCGTCTACAATGTGTGTTAGGGAGATAGTACTCCCATCATTCGCAACGTAGTCAATTCCTTGATGGAGTAAGACACCGTTGAGATATACTTGAATTCTTGATGGACTGTTCGGGTCTGGGTCATACTGTAGTACGTTCCCAGCGTCGTCAGATCCCGTTATAACCTCTAATGTTCCGTCAGAGGTATAAATGTATGCGTTAAATGTAGTTGTCGCAGAGAGACTCTCATCTCCTACAGCGCCAATCTCTACAATCGTTTGAATACCGCCGTCATACTCTCGCTTGATATAGAGTTTACCGTCTTGAGTATTTATACCAATCTCGCCCAGTTTTAACTCTTCGATACTGGGAATATCACCAAGACCGTCAAACGTCTTGATATTCGCACCGATGTTCTGTACGACATTACTGATAGGTCTACCGACAGTGACGCGCTTGACTTTGGTGCCAGAACCAAAACCGCTAATAGAGGATACACCTGTGACTCCACCAATTCTACGTATAGGCATGTCGTTACCTCGTGACAGAAGGGTTGACTTTTATCTTACCTTCTAGTATTCTTTCTATGATAGTGTGTCCGTCTTCATCAACGAAACTAATCTCAACATCATAGACATATCTACCACGAGTGGATAGAGTGTCGGTTTGTAAATTAGTAAGGGATATTGTAACGATACCCTCTAAAGCAGGGGTGGGTATTACAGCAGTGAAGTCAATCGCCTCTGCACTCCTGTAAGTTTTCTTCATTTTAGCAGCGGCAGAGTAACCAGTAAGATCTTTCTTTGACCCGTCAGGGTTCACTAACTCTATCTGTAGAGCTAGGTCTGCCCCTTGATCAATTGTGAAATCTTCGTAAGTTGCCATTCTGCTCAAACCCTGAGTGTTATAAACTTCTGACTCTATTTATAACACTCAGATACTTGAGAATATAATTATTCTGCAGAGATATCTTCTAGAACCATCTCACGGAAAGAATCAGAAGCATCTGACCAATCGAAGATGTAAGATACCGTGCATCTCCATGAGTCTTCGGAAGAAGCAGCATGGTAAAGCACTTTATCTGGTTAGTTATACGGACCAAAGTAAGCAGCTTTACAAGTCCACTTACCTACTTCGTCTTGACAACGAATAACTTCTTTAGTCTCTGGGTGAACATACTCAAAGTATCCATCTCCACCTTCAGAGTAAGAGAAGATTAGGTTATATCCTGGCGCATTAGCGTTGTTGTGCCATGAGATGAATCCTCCTGGAGGATAAATCGCACACAATGCATTGTGCTTAGTAGATAGGAAATTCATCATACGAGCGTTTAGATCGCCTAGCTGGTGCGTTAAGTCTCTCTTGAAGATAGGGTCTGCGCCCTCAGAAAAGATTTTGTGGTTCTTATCTGCAGTCTTCAGATTATAACCTACCATCTCATCTGGAAACCCTTCGTGCCTTTTTCCTTGAGCAACAATTTCATCTTTATAACCATGACCAACGTAGTAAGGACGTTGACGCATAGCTTGAGCAGATGTCAAATGGCAGTTTTTTTCAAAGCCCTGCAATGTATGCAATTTTGCATATTCGTTTAAAATCTCAATCAGTTCTGGGTTATTAACCGGAACATGCTTAAGATATTGGTCATTTACCTGTGTCATAAGATTGGTGTATCCTTATTTAAACCCGCAGAGAAGTGACGGATAATCACTGGTCCTGTCTCAGGTTTTGTGATCGCCCAGTTAAGAGCGTTATAATAGTTCCATCTCAAGTCGTCATCAAAGATACCAACTTTGAGATCCTTATATTTTTCTTCTTTCTCAGTTAACCACCAGAGTGAGAACTGATCCCAAGATTTGAGACTGTCCGCATACCCATCTGGCCACCAAGTGTCATTCATCTGTCTGAACGTTAAGTCCCACCAATCATCCATGAACTCACGCACAATCGGTTTGGACATATCATATAAACATACTGCACCGCATAGTGTAAACTTTGATTTACCTTCTGGTGTATCAAAGTCACGTTCTGCATATATGTAGTCACGATCATCTGTCAAGGCAGTAAAGACCACATCATGGTCCTTCATTTCATCCCATACTTTGACGATGTCTTCATGCTCTACTTCCATATCAGCATCGATATACATTGTTAGGTCATACGGCGATTTCGCCATACCCCATAACTTAGCGCGGTAGTGATCGTCACATAAGAGAATATCGTCTGCGACATCTCGACCACGGTCATCAAGGAATCGTTCCTCAGTCACCAAACAAATCTTACACTCTTCTTCAGGTTCATAGTAGTCCCGAAGAGACTCTGCAAGATTGATTGCGTACAAATAAAAGTTGCGTTTCTTTGACGCAACGATAATAAACCCTTTACTCTTTTCCATCAGCCTCGGCCTCTAGTTGTTCTTGCAGAATCATGATTGAGTACATATCTACTTCAATCTTTGACTTTGCCCGACGCAATTTTGCCTTTAACTTGCGGTTCTTAGAGTTCTTAATCTCTTCAACCTCAAACGCTTCTAGTTTGTAGTTGAACAGTTTTTCAAGTTTGCGTGCCTTTTGGTGCTCTTCATCACGCAGTTTTTCTTCTTCAGCTTCTGCTTTTTTGCGAACAACACGATCTTCAGTTTCCTTATCAATCGTTTCTTCACCTAGAGCATCAACAACTTCATTAAACAGTTCGTTTTCACTGCCGTCTTTATTGTGACGGTGTAAAAACATTTGCTGTCGTGTAACACGACCCACATCATCTTCAAGTTCTAGAATACAGTTGAGTTCTTTTTTCTCTTCTGTTTCCCAGAACGCATTATCCATCCATTGCTTACGACTCATTCATATCTCCAAAGAGTTCATTAAATTATAATCTATATATGCTAAAAATAGTGGGGCATTTCTGCCCCACCTTCATTTCTATCCGCGTTATTATGCAACCCTTGCGTATAAAGTATACGACTCGACCACATTAGTTAGTGAGTCAGAGATTGTTGCACCTACGTAGTTACCTAGGAACGACCGTGCGTAGTTTCCTACGAAGTCACGGTTATAGTTACCTTCGAATCCACGAGTATAGTTACCTGTGAAGTCACCTACGTATGTTGATACGCGATCACGTGAGTAAGCACCTGAGTAAGCAGATGTTCTAATACGTGCGTATGCAGATACACGGACACGTGCGTAGTTTCCTACGAAGTCACGGGAGTAGGTACCAGTGTACTCACCTACGAAACCACGGTTGTAGTTACCAGCAAAGTCTCCGACAAAGTCACGAGCATATGCACCAGTGTACTCACCAGCAAACGTTCTTGCATAGTTACCAGTGAAGTCTCCAGCAAATTCACGTGTGTACTGACCAGAGAACGTACGTGCGTAGTTACCTGTAAACGTCGTGTTGTAAGTACCTGCGTACTCACCTACGAATCCTCGAGCATAGTTACCTGTGTAATCGCCAGCGAAGTTACGGTTGTAAGTTCCTGAGTAAGCACCAGTGTACTCACCAACGAATCCGCGTGAGTAAGCACCTGTGTACTGACCAGAGAATCCACGCGAGTAGTTACCCACATAGTTTCCACCAAAGTCACGCGTATAGTTGCCTACGTAGTTTCCACCAAAGTCCCCAACGAAATCACCGATGAAGTTGCCAGCGAAGTTGCGTGAGTAGTTGCCTGTAAATGTACGTGCGTAGTTGCCAGCAAAGTCACCCGCAAAGTTAGTCACACGATCACGTGTGTATGCAGAGTTACGGTTGCGGACATATGCCGATACACGAGTACGTGCGTAAGCAGAGTAACGAGTACGTGTTGATGTACGAGTATATTCACCAGTATAGTTACCAGCAAAGTCACCAGCAAATCCACGAGCATAGTTACCTACAAAGTCACCAGTAAAGGTTGTTGTGTAGTTACCTACGAAGTTTCCTTCGAAGTTTGTGACGCGATCACGAGTGAAGTCGCCAACATAGTTAGTAACGCGAGTACGTGCATAAGCAGAGTAACGGTTACGGGTTGAGTCACGAGTACTATTGCGGGTGTATTCACCTACGAAGTCACCA